GGCAGCAACGCTAGCAATGAGAGCAGTGCTAACAAGCTGTGGAGGATTCGGTATGTATTGCTCGATGAATTTAACGTTTTCATAGAGAGTTATACATTCACTACCATCTTCGCTTCTTTCATGCCCAATGACACGCTCCAGTTTAAATTCGTTACGATAATCTCCAACTCTTTGATCTTTTTTGCCAGGGCACTCAACAAAAAAAGGATCATCTTTTTTCTTTTTTGGTTCGTATTTTGGAGGTTCTACTGTCGGCTGTACAAATTCTTGCTCTTGATTTTGGGGGGGTTCTGATTGCGTATATACAAATTCGTTGGGGTTGTACTGTAAAGGTTCAAAACTAGGAATACTAAAATTACCACATTCTGTATA